GGGTCGGGTGGGTGTACCAGACGATCTCCTGTCCTAGCTCGCTCGCGGTGTTTCGCATCCAGCTTGTCACCAGGGGGTTCTTGGTCCGCGCCGGTTTGGCCGTGGTGTAGGGGTGGGGGCTGTTGTCGTTGCGGGCATCCTTGCCGGCCCGGTAGGCGGCATCGAGGGCGGCCTTGATTCCCCAGACCGATTGCTCTTTGAAGTCGTCCCCGCTATGCGTGGTGATCAGGTCGTCGAGGAAGAGTTCCTCTTTGGCGATTTTGAGGATGGCGGTGATCTGCTCGTAGTTGGTGTACTTGATCTCGGTGGTCATGGGGGGCTCCTGGTTTGGGTTGGTCGGTCGTTCACTGCCGCGGCCCCGGTCTTGCCGGGGCTGGGGCTCGGGTCCTACCTCGGGGCCGTGTCGGCCGCCGTGATGATTTCGAGCTTGTACATCTCGATCAGGTCGCGGAGGAAGGGCATCGAGCCGCGGGCGATGGTCTCTTGGGCTAGGTAGGTTTTCAGCTTCCAGTCGCCGAGCCAGGGGGTCAGGGTGCAGGTCGTCTTGCGGGCTTCGGCTTCGAGGAGGAGGGGTTCGTCGATCATCTCCATTGGTGGCTCCGGGCTAGGGTTGGTCGGTCGTTCACTGCCGCGGCCCCGGTCTTGCCGGGGCTGGGGCTCGGGTCCTAGAGGGTCGTGAGGTCTAGCTCTTGGAGCCAGAGGGGTCCGTGGCTGTACCCTAGGTCCTTGAGTCCCGGGTATCCCTTCAGGCCGTCGTGCTTGGCCCATCGTCGGGTGAGGTGGGTTTTCCAGCTGGTGATCCAGCGTCTTTGCTCGATTGTCGTTGAGTAGTCCGCGGCGAAGTTCTTGATCGATTCGGTTTCGCGGGGGGTGAGGTCCCGGCGTTCGATGATGTTGTTCGTCATGGTCGTAGCTCCTGTCGTTTGGGCTGGGGGTGTTTCCCTTGGCCGTTACTCCAATTATACCGTCTCCTCTTGGTTTAGCCAGGTTAAAACCAAAAGGGCTAGGAACGTGGCTCCTGGGGGCGTCAGGGGCACTTTTCCAGCCAAACGGTTACCGGGCCGTCGTCGTGGCGCTGCTTTAACCGCTTGACCTCCCACCAGGCGGCCGTGCAGGCCCGTTGCGATTCCCCGCATGGCCGTTTCATCCACTTGGGTGGAATGATCTGGATCCGGTTTCCCCGGCGTAGCTCGTTTCGCTCGGCCCGCGTGAGGGTGTCCTCCAGGAACGTGAATCGAAGCTGTGCTGGGGCTCGGGCCATCGGGTCACCTGTCGGGCTCGGGTGGGGAGCCAAGCGCTCGGTGGAGCGGGTGGCTGCTTTCGAGGAGGGCTATCGTTGCTCGTAGCGAATGGATCGTGGCGAACGCGAACTCCAAATCGGTGGCGGCATCCCCGGACCAATATCCTTCGTCGATCGGCGGCCAAATCGGGCGGCCGGCATCGGTCCACGTTTTGAGCATCGTCTTCTGGATTTCGGTCTGCACCTGTCGCATCCATTCTCGGTTGATGTCGGTGTTGGTCATGCGGCCCCTCCTTTCAGGACAGCTTTGGTGGCTTCGAGGTGCTCGTCGTCGCCGGCGATTCGGAAGGCCCGGACCAGCCATCCGGCCCTGTTGCGGATCTGATCTCCCCGCTGCAGGGCGATGGCGAGAAGGCAGGCGGCTCCTTTGAAGCGCTCCGGGTCGCGGGTGAGGGCCCAGGCCATCTTTCCCCGGGGCTCGGCTCGGGCAGCCTTCAGGGCTCGGTGTAGGTCGTATGGGGTGCTGTCCTCTTTGCAGGCGGCGGCTCGGATTCTCGCGGCGGCTATCTTCGCTTCATCGCTGGCCGAGAGCGGGGCCCGCGGAAGACCTCGCGGGCGTTTGGCGTTGCCGGTTGTGCCCGGTTGTACCTCCGGCTGGAACAACTCCCCTTGGTCCGAGGCGGCCTCAGTTCTCCAGGTGGCGAAGAGGGCGGCCCATCGGGTCGGGTGGAATCGGGTGTCGGGGTTGCTTTCGATCCGGGCTCGACCTTTGGTGGCCCACCAGCGGGCTGCTTCGTGGCTTTCCAGGAGGTGGAATGTGTCCGGGTACCGGGGTCGTCGCTCCGGGTGGTCCGGGTTTCGAAGCATCGGAAGCCAATCCCCGGGGGAGCGTATCAGGACGCAGGCCATCTCCAGGGCTCCTAGGTGTGCGCGAATCGTACGCTCGCTCGGGGGCTCCTCTCCCCAGAGGTCCTCCCATCCCCGTCTAAGACCTTCTGCTCCTACCCGTGCCGATGCGCCGGGAACGTACCAGCTGGCTCGGGGGGTTCCCTTGAGGGGGCAGCGGGTACGGTAGAGCGCGAGGACGATCTTGGCTCGCTTGTCCCGTACATCCCGCCGGCGTGAGGTGGATTCGATGGCGTCTGCTATTCGCCGGCAACGGGCTGCCAACTCATCGATGGCTTTGGGAAGGGGCGGTGGTGCGTCTAGTGCGTAGGCGCTGGTCCCGCATACCACGGGTGGTGGTGTTCCTCCGGTTGCTGGGTTAGGATGCGAGCCGATGATGTCGGGCCTGGTTCTGGTTTGATGCATTGATCTCCTTGGGGGCGGCCGTCCGGGCATCGGGTTTGGCCGCCCCCGTTCTACTGCTGGGTGCTTGGGGACGCCAGCGGAAACCAACTACTTGTTGCTGCCCGTCCCGACCGTGGTCGGCATGCATCGTTTCACTTTTCAATTCCTCGTTTGCTTTAGGGTGGAAGGTTTGGCGTAGGGTTCCCTGCTCGGTCGGTCCCTCTTTGGTAGTTGTCCACATCGGTTGTGGAACGATTGTGGGGAATCGGAGCTCAACGGGACCGCCCCGAAAACGGGCTTCCCGGTGGCGTCCTTTGGGGTGGCCCATACCTGAGTCGGCAGGCGGGCTTTAATCCTCGGGCTCTTCCCGGGCTCGAAGCCCTACGCGCACCGTCCGCCTGTTGGCCTCCACAAGGGCGAGTATGGCCGTGGCCGCCAGCGTGGCTATGATCTCCCACGGCGGGCGGTCCTCTGGCGCTGGGGCGACTCCTGGGGCACCTGGGTGGTTGTGACCGGGTGCAGGGTCCTCCGGCCGGCGGGCGTCCTGTCGACCGGGGTCCGGGGTGGGGATCCTGAACGGGGGAAGCTCCGGCGGCGGTTCCTCCCACCGGTGATCGGGTCGCCAGCGGCGTATGTAGGTGTGCGCCGGCACCGCGGGAACAAACGAAACGCCGACCGAGGCGTATACCGCTCCGGTGTCGAGCCCTTCGTCCATGCGCTTTCCAACCGATACGGTGGGAATGATTTGGGTTTCGGGAGCCGTGCAGGCCAGGAGGAAGAGGAGGGGGGCTGCTGGGTGCGTTGCTTTCACTTCGTTGGGTTGGGGGGGCAAGAGAAACGGGCGGCCGCGGTTGCCCGTGGTCACCCGCTTCCTGCTCGCTGGCAGTCCGCCCCCCAGGGTAGATCCGCCGGCGTTGCTCGATGCACCTGGGTCTAGGTCACGGGCGTTGCGTCCCCGGTGAGAATGATCGAGGCCGCCGTGGCGGAACTCGAGGCGTCCGTACCGACCAGGCCGATCTGCTTTTTGTTCGAGCCGGTGCCGTCGATCGTGGCTTCGGAGAGGGCGGTGTCCCAGTAGGCGGTCTTCCCCTGATCGAAAACCTCGGGGGCCTTTTTGGTCAGCGAGTAGGTGCCGGTGCGTTGCATGACCACGTTCGTCCCGATCGAGGCGGCCGCTTTGGCCCTGCCCCATAGGTCCTCGATTCCGAAGAAGTCCCCTAGGGCCAAGGTCGATGGGGCGGTCACCGTTACCTCGCGGCTGATGGCGGCGTTGATCGTCGAGTCGGCCAGGGCGATGATGGCGAGGAGCACCTGGTCCTGCACTCCCTTCTGGGGGGTTTGTCCGCTGGCGTTGATGATGCTCAGGTCCTCTCCCTGCAAATCGTTGCACCACTCGTGGCCGATAACCGTGGCGGGTACGCCGGCGATGGGATTGCCAGAGGTGAATTCCCCGTCCGTCGTTGCGCCGGGTGTGTCGATCTTGTTCATGATGGTTTACCTATTTGGTAATGGTTTAGAGAAGCCGGATTCCGGATAGGAGCAGCTCGCGGGTTCCGTCCACGATTGCATGCGCTACATGGGAAGCTCCGGCGGCCTTGAGGGCCTGCAGCCGGGCCGCGAGGAACTCCTGGTCCTTAACGATGTTCCTGCCCGCGAGGGCTTCGATCTGTAGGGTGGCCGCGGCATCAGCTGCTTTGCGGGCTCGGTCGGCAAGCTCCCCTTCGAGGACGATCCCGGATCGCTCCACCCGTTCGAGGATTTGGGCTCCGGCCATGGCGGCGAGGATGGCTAGGCTCATTCGACTTCCTCCGGGCTGTTGGCCGCTTCGGCCATTCGAACGGCGAACTCGAAGTCCCCGACCGTATCGGTACGGTTCAGCTTCTGCGCCGGGCTGAGGGTGTCGTCCGCTTCAACGTAGGCGGCGAACTCCGTGCCCACCGTGTCGACGAATCCCCGGGCGGCCTTGGTGAATTCAACCGAGGGTTGCGCGAACGCACCGGTCTTGCAACCGGTGGTGGTGAGCAGGGTCAGGGTCAGCAATGCGGTGATGGTTCTCATGGGGGTCCTGGGGCTCGGGGGTTTACGCGATCGTGATGCTTACGGTCCCGGTTCCGGTGTTGGCCGGGGCCGAGGTGGGTGCGGTGATTACGGCCGGTCGGGGGATGCCGGCCTCGACTCGGAATTGGTGGCTGAGGGTGGTGTGCTGTCCGCTCGGTCTAAGGACCCAGCCGGAGAACGTCCAGGGCTTGGCCTTCCCGCCGGCCTCATCGATGTCCCCATCGACCGTGGTGTATTGGATCAGACCGTCCGTGCCGTCCGTGGTGAAGGCCGCCGGCCGGCCGCGGGTCTTTCCGCTCGGGAGCAGGAAGAGGATCTCCATTCGGCTAGCGCTGCTGATGTCGACCACGGTGTCGTCCCAGCAATCCGTGGCGGCGTTGTAGGTTTTCTCGACCACGGTGATTCGGAAAATGGTTCCGACGTCTCCGAGGTGGACCACGGGAAGGCTGTCGATGAGGCTCATCGGGGGTTCTCCAAGGTGAGGGCGATAGGAAGCTCGGCCGTTATGGTGGGGGTGATCGGGCCGGTGGCAACCAGCTCCGCTGTTATTGGTAGCTCCGCTGTTATCGAAGGAGCGATCCTGCGGGTGCTCTCAATCGTACCGGTCATGGCTCCGAGAATCTGCACCAGGCGCTGGCCGGGGATGATCAGGAGCGGGGCTCGGGGCCCTGCGAAGACCGTGGCGGGCTCCGGGGCGATCGCGGCTCCGCTTGTTCCTGTGTTGGCCGCGCCGAGCGTGAGGACCGCTGGGGGCGTTCCTACGCCGATCTCCGCGGTCGTCGACCACCCGGCGCTTGCGATGCTCGTTGTCGTCCTCGCAGGCTTGGGAACCAGTTCCCGGGCCACCTCGATGTTCTCGCCGGTCGGCGTGAGCACCGCCGGCCCCGGCACCAGCTGGATCGTCACCCCTACGTTTGGAGCGATGGTGTCGGCGGCCTTGAACGATTGACGGTGTGTCGCCGGGGTATCGGTGGTGGTGTCCGCGGCCGCCGGGTAGAGGATCGCAGGGAACTGCGCGATCTCATTGGCGGTGGAATCAATCTCCGTACCTGTCAGGGGGGTTTCCCCTATGGCCGCTGCTGGCTCCGGCTCGAAGATGCGAGGCACCTCGGTGTCCGCTCCGGCCGGCGTGAGGACCGCGGGGCCATCCTGATGGATCGCTCGGTCGAGAACGGTGGCGTCGGCTCCAAGCGTTGCGGCGGCGGGGGCCGGCCCGAAGTCCCGGTTGACTTTTGTCGGGTCCTGCTCGAGGTAGAGGATGGCGGGGTCGTCCTGCTGGACCTCGATGTCGGCCGGTCCAAGCGTTACCGCGGTGAAGTCGTTGTCCGGTATTAGCAGAGCCACCCGGGGTAGGAGAACCCTGTTGACCAGGATGTCCTCGCCGGCCGGCGTGAGGACCGCGGGGCCATCCTGATGCACCGCCCGGTCGAGAACGGTGGCGTCGGCCGTTGGCGTGAGGACCGCGGCGGCGTCCTGATGCACCGCTCGGTCGAGAACGGTGTCGTCGGCTGTCGGCGTGAGGACCGCTGCTTCGGGACCGAAGATGCGGGGCACCTCGGTGTCCGCGCCGGCCGGCAGAAGGATCGCCGGGTCGGGGACCAGCTGGGGGTGGAACGATGCCTGTAGCGGCTCGCACGATACCCAGCACTTCTGCGGCTTCACGAAGAAGGGCAGCGCGAAATAGTTGACGTTGAACTGCGGCGGTGCAGGAATTGCCAACCAGGTTGGCCCCATTACCAGGGTGATCTCCGCGTAGGGCCCGTCGAGGGTTTCGCTCGGTGCGTTGCCCCGTAGCGAAGCGGGGTCGGGCTCGATCGTCAGGTTCAGCTGCGATGCCTCTGCTCCCAACCGAAGGATGGCCGGGTCGGGGGTCAGCTGTATCGTGACCTCGGTGGCTGCTAGGTCCGCGGTCGTTGCTGCCGCATCCAGGTCCAACGCGAACCCGGCTCGCTGTGCAGCTCCTATGTCCCAGCCGTCCCTTTGGGCCGCGCCGATGTCCCACCCCTCGGCGGCTCCAAGTAGGAGGGAGAGGATTGTCATCGCCTAGAGGAGCAGCCCTTGCGCCAGGAAGCGGTGGTGGACGAGTCCGGTCATATCGTCGGCCAGCAGCATTACCAAACGCTCGTTGAGGTCCCCGTCCAATTCAACGTGACCGCCCGTTGCCGTGAAGGTCCATCGGACCACCAGGACCTCGTCCCCGCTGCTCCACGATTTGACGTCGGCATCGTAGGCGAACCCCGCCCAATCCGCGTTGGTCTTGACGGACTCCCCTGCTGTTAGCTCGTAGTCGATGGTGCTCGCACCTGTCCGCTTCTGCAGCTTGATCCCATTGGTGAGGGCAGCGATGTTTCCGTAGTCGGTGGCGGCCATCCCCTGGCCGTCTTCGACCTCGATGATCAGGAGACCGATCTCAAAGTTCTGCCCGGCCGCCGGCTCGATGTAGAACTGGGTTGTTCCGGAGGAGTAGTCCCCGATCGCGTCGATGGTTCCGGTCCCGTCACCTCCGGTGCTTAGGAACTGGCACAGAGGTTGGGCGTGGTTTCCGTCCGGGTTGACCACCTGGGTGTGGACTCCACCCGACTCGATGGTGGCGACAACCTCCCCGGTCGGTAGCGTGATGTTATTTGCCATGGTCTAGGGTCCGTTGTATCCGTATCCGGTTCCTTGAAGTGCGGCCCCACCACCGGCGGTGCTGTTGCGCCGGAAGTCCTCTCCCGGTTCGTCGACGTAGGGGTCCGCTGTTAGTGTTCTCGATCCGCTGTCGAGCGTTAGGTTGTTGGACTCACCGGAAGTGTTTCCTCTGAACCCGTTGCGCCTAACGTGGTAGCACATATCCCCTCCGGTGGAGGAGTTCACGTTGATCCCGTATCCCCCGTTGTCCGTTATGGCGTTGGCTACGATCGAGCCGCGGTTCGTGGCGGCGAGGGTGTTGCGGAAGTAGATCCCGTCTCCACCGTTATCGTGGATCGTGTTGTTCTTGATCAGGTTTCCAACGTCCGTCTCGTCCGCGTAGACATCGATGCCCGACTCGTAGCAGCCGGTGATGATGTTTCCGATGATGAGTCCGGTCGATCCGGCTGTCGCTTGCTTGAGCTCAATTCCCCGGCCGTATCCGCTCGCGGCTCGGGCTTGGCCGCAGTCGTGAATGAAGTTGTTGATTGCTTGTAGCGTTGCCAGGCCGGTCACCGATATGGCGTGGTACCGGGTGGACTCCAGGGTGCATCCCATTACCCGAAGGTTAGCGCTGGCTCCGGCGAAGACGCAGATTCCGGAAGTGGTCACCGTGCAGTTCTCAATCTCAACGTATGTCGTCGCCGTGGCCGATCGGATAAATCGGTTGGAGTCGGCAGTGCTTGTGCTGTTGGTGTAGGTGAACCCTGCCAGGCGTAGGTGCGTCCCCCCAACCAAAGTCAGCAAGGGGACGTTTCCTGTTGCGGTCACCGTGGGTGTTGCTCCGGCCGCTGCTACGAGTTCGATGGCTCCGTTGGTGGTGTCACCGACCGCTGGGCAAACCCCAAGGCCCAGTGCCCCCGTGGCGTAGGTCCCCGATCCCTCCATCGAGAACTGCCAGCCGGCCTTGCCGTTTTTGAAGTCCGGGAAGGAGGTGTCGTCGATCAGGGTTTTGCGCTTCCCCCCGATGGCCCAATCGACCTTGGCCCCGGACGAAATGTTGTAGGCGTCCTCGACCGTCACTTGATCTAGCCCATCGTCGGCCGCGGTGATGCGTGTCATGCGGCGGGCTCCGGCCGTGTCTTTGATCCAGAGGATGTCGTCCGCTGCAACCATGGAGAGGTCGGGGGCATTACTGAACTCGATGGTGGTGCTCGAAGCTCCGCTGGTATGGGCCGAGGCCGTACCCGTGATCGCTGTATCCGGTCCCGCTCCCGATGCTGCAGAGTCGCTACCTCCTACGCTGTCGTACCTGATCGTTGTGAGTACCATCGATGGTTTCCTAGGACGGGAAGCGCGGCTTGACGTGCGGCTTCATGATGTCCTCGAAGGCCGCTTCGCCGGTGGCCGTTTGGGTTACGTTCTGTCCTCCCATCAATGTGCTCAGGTGCCCGATCTGATTCATGAACTTGGTGAGGTCATTTTTGGTCAGAGCCACCCGGCCGTCTCCGGACGGCCCGGCTCCATCGATGAGGGGGTCGGATCCTATATGTCCGTTCAGGAGCGGCTTGATGTGGTCGTCCCACCTGGTCTGCTCAACTTCTAGGTATGGCTTGAGGCCGGTGAGGGCGTCCGCGAGAGGCCGCAGGACCTGGTTGCAGAAGTCTACAACCGTGGCGTCGGTGATGTCTGTCATCGGGGTGTGGGCTGGGTGTTGGGTGGATTAGAAATAAGGGGGGGTGGCCCGTGGACCTCCCCCCCCTATTGGACTCGCGCCTTCAGGCCGGGTGGGTGTCTATGCGATCTGCAGGATGCCCTGGTTATTCCATTGGATTGTGACGTTGCTGCCCGTCCCGTCGAAGGGGAAGCCGCCCGTGTCGAAGAACGCAATTGGGACGCTGTCCGCGTCATTGGTAACGTGCTTGTACACGATCGCGCCGGTGCACTGCAGTGCCCCAACTCCGAGGCTGGCGAAGACCTGGTCGTCTCCATCGATTTCGGCTCGGTCGTTTCCGGCGTCCTCGGTGATACCGAGGTTTGCGATCTGGCCGCGGGCGTACCCGGTTCCGTCGTACTCACCCAGTGTCGTGAACTCCGTGATGAAGTTCTTGTGCAGCTCGGTGTCCGCGGAGGTGCTGCTCATAACCAGGATGACCCGGAGGTCGTCGGTGACGAGGTTTAGCTCGCCCTGGGCCAAGGCCCGTTTTGCTTCGTTGTACCAGAAGTTTGCCATTGTGATGGTCCTCGTTTGTTGCTTGGGTTGGAGCCGGGTTTCGCCGGCGGTTTAGGGTTTCAGTCTATCAGCCGCGCAGGTCGTGCACAGCTTGTAGGTGTAGAGGCTCCGGGCTGTCCCGCAATCCTCGCAGGTCCGAACGTCACCCGGCAGATTCGGAACGGCGGTCGATCCGCTCGACGATCCGGAGGGTGTCCCGCTGGGTTTCTGCGATCGTTGCGATGCTCGCGGCGATCTGGCTTTGGAGTTTGGGGTCGTCCTGGTTGTACCAGACGGGCTTTCCGTCTCCGTCGTACCGGGCGTGCATCTTCCATAGCTCATGGATCTCACCGACCTCCTTATCCGTCAGGGTGCAGTGGTTGATATTCTCGGCCATGGTCGCCGGCAGGTACTTCCGGACCACGGCTTCGGCGAGGCGCAGGGCACCTACTCCGAGGACCACCGCGAGAACGATTACCGCCGCGGAAGGGTTCGCTGCGACATGCTCGACTAGGCTGGGCGGGGTTTGGGCCGGACTCATGCGGGTATGATTTGGATCTCTGGAACGGCCGGTCCTGCCACCAGGGCGGGGGCCTGAATGGGGATGTCCACCGTGGTGGTGGTGGCGGCCAAGGCCGTGGGGCTGGCGTCGGGCGTGATCGCAATGATGGCGGTCGGCCCGTCGAGGGTTGGATCGGGTGTCCCCAAGGTGAGCGGGTTGGGATCCGGTTCTGGGACGTTGGGCCAATTGATTGCGTTTCGGATTGCTGTCACCGCCGCGAAGTTTGCGGCGGCCGTGATGTCAACCAGGTACTGCTCCCGTTGGGCCTCGATCAACTTGGCCTGGAGAACGTAGGCGTCCCATTGTCCTGTCCAGTAGGTGGCGACCGCTCCGGTGTCGGCTCCGTGGATTCCGATCTGCTCCTCGAGGAACGGGTACCCGGCTGCCCAGGGTGTCCCCTCCAACGTGGCGGCGGCGGCCTCGCTCCTGGCGGTGTCGAAGTCCAACGTGGTGAGGGCTCCGTAGGAATCCATGGGTCTCCACTTGACGAGTTCGATCTCCGCTTCCTGGTTCACGATGGATCGGGTTCTGTCCCGGGCCCCTTCGAGGGACTCGATGTCCGCGTCTGCGACATTGGGAACGGCCAGCCAGGTGTTGTAGGCAATGCGCTCTTTGTTGAACTCGTCCTCGGGGACGATCTCGAAGGTGTCGCGCTTGTACACGGCACCGGTTCCGTTGGTGATCTTTGCGTAGTTAGCCATGGTTTAAATCTCCGAGTCTGCTGTCCAGTGTCCTCGCGCAATGCCCAGGGGGCCGGCCGGGGAAGTGATGGGTTCTCCGGTGTGGGTTCTTCCGGCTGAGTCGGTAGTTCCAATGACGGTTTTGGACCCACCCCAATCGATCTCTCCTTTTGCGTCATCGTCAGGATTGATCCATACCATGGTGGGCGCGGCTCGCTTCTCGACCATGAACCGTTGGCCGAGTCCTACGCAGGTCGTGCCGGCGGGGCTGTAGCTCGTGGAGTGTCCTTCTGTCGGGCCGGGGCTGCTTCCACTTGTGGGGCCTCCCTCGGTGTCGTAGCTGGTCTCGTAGTACCTTTGGCAGAGCCCTAGCTCGACGCTATCCGGCCGGCGCTCGAAGAACGTTGCGCTCGTTCCTAGCTCGCACTGGGCCAGGGCAATGTTGATCTGGTCGTTCGATCCTACCTGTCCGGAGTCGGCGGCGAATCGAACTGTCAGGTATGCCGTTCCGTTGATTGTCTTGGATTCGATGTTGGGCATCAGGGCCGATAGTTCGAACCGCCGAAGCCCGGCTCCTGCTTGGATCTGAATGTTGTCCGTCACTATGAGTTCCGAGGCCGAGGCTCCGGAGCCGGTGCCGAAGGATTGCTCTAGTTCTAGTCTCCCGGTCACCTGAATGTCCGCCCCCAGGTACACGGAAAATGTGACGTCCTTTCCTCCCAAAAATTCGAGGCCCTCGACTCTTTGCTCGAAGCCTGGTCCGTCAATAGTGGAGACCCCAGCGGCCCCTCCCACTATCGTGACCACCTGCCGGGTGTACTGCCGGTCTCCGGCCTGCTCGGTTCCTACGGCTATGATCGAGTGTCCGCCCGTAAGGGTGTCGGGCCTGAACTGACCGGCCCCAATACCTCCGGGGTCGTCCCCCCAAGCTAACCACCTATCGCAGGTGTATACCGGCTGGTCCCCCAGTGTGAACTGGGTCGATGAGCTTGAACCGATATCGTTCCTTTGGTGGTAGATGAACTCGCCGTTCACAAGCATGTTCTTGAACCCCTGCGCGGCGACTCCAATGGCCTGGGCCAGCTGGGTGTTGTCGTTCTTGTCCAGCGTGATTCCGCGGCCCTCGATCACATTCGAGACCTCGTCCTGCAGGGCGTTCATGATCTCCGGCGTAACCGTGGTGGCCGGGATCCCTTCCTGGACATCTCCACCGGTGAACTGGTTTTCGGCCGTTGCGCCGGGTCCGTCGATTTTATGCATATCAGTCTATCTCGCTGAGGGCCGTGATGGCGTTGGTCGTGGCGACCGCGGGGTCCGGGAAGATGTTCTGCCACGGCGCATACCCCGACCATGGAAGGTCTAGGGTGAAGGTGAGTTGGGTGTGAGCGGGGCTCGCGTCCTGCAGGAAGCACTGCAGGGTGTCCTGGTTAAAGTCGAGGAGGGCCTCCCCGGCGAAGCCCTGCCCGGCTCGCAGGAATTCCCCGCCGACTATGGGTTGGTGAACGGTCCAGGTGAAGAGCCATTCCCCGTTGCTGAGGGCCTCCCCTACTACCGAGTTGGTCACCTGGAATGGTAGGTACTCCTGGATCGTGATCTGGAACCCCAGGCTGGCGGCTAGGTCGATGAAGTCCTGCCGGCTTTGGCCGGGCTCCTGGGTGAGCTTGGTGGTGACGGCGAACTGCCGCAGCGCAAGTGTGCGGCCGGGTTCCTCGCAATCACCGGGGATGTTCAGGACCCGTTCCCAGTCTGGTATGAGCTCGGTCGTGGTCCGCGGGTCCATCTCCTGGATCAGGTCCGAGGCGCGGCCGGTGACCCGGGCAAGCTCCGTGGCTAGGGCCATGAAGAATTTCCGCGAGACCGACGCGGGATCGCTGGTCCATATGATCCCCGGCGGGCGCAGGTGCTCGAGGCCCTGAGCATGCTCCTGGATTTGTAGCTCGGTGGGGGTCGGCATTAGCTGATGTCGTTGAAGGTGATGCTGCCGGGCGTGGTCAGCATTCCCGTGGTGGTCGTGATGTCCGTGGCCGGGGAAATGATTACGCTATTCAGAACCCCGTTCGCGGTGCTGATCGCTTCTCGCAATTTGGAGAGGAGCAGCGTACCTCCGGGCTCGGCCACCGTGTTGATGTGGTCCTCCACCGCCAGGGTGATGGCTGTCCGTACATCGAGGGTGTTGGGGTTGATCTGCAGGCTCGGGTTTAGGGGGCTTGGGATCGGCGCGAAGACCGTGACCGCCGCGGTGACCGGTCGCTCGATCTCCATCTTTGCCTGGACCGTAGCCACCAGGGTGCTGTCCGGAATGGGGCTGGCTAGGTTGTCGGCTACAAATGTGACCCCGACCGTCCCCGGCCCAAGGTGGTTGGGCAGCGCCCAGGCCCGCGTGACCCCTGCGATCTCCAGGGCCCATCCCCGGTAATCCGCTACCGAGCCACCGGTCGGGATCTGCCGCAGGCGGACCAGGAGGCGGGCTCGAAGTAGGTCGTCGGTTTCCTCATCCGAGCCGGCCCCGATCCCCGCGGCCTCCACGGTCCCTGTGGGGTCCACAGCGGCCACCGGGCTGGATAGGGTCAGTGTCTCGCCGGGGTCCGTGTTGCCGGCCGCCCCGGCCACCACAGCCGTGCTGGCGATCGTTGCTGTCCCGCTGGCGATCGTGCCGGCCGTATCGACCTGGAATTCGATTCCGTCTGCTCGCTTGGCCCGGGTGCCTGTAGGGATGGCTGCCCCTTCTACGCCGGTGAACGTGATGCTCCCCTGCGCGAAGGCGGCGGCCTTGCGGGTGAGTCCCCAGATACTTGCCCACCGTTCTAGGATCTCGGCTTCGGCGGTGTCGGGAATGATTTGTCGGGCATTCCAATCCAGGTGGCCGTGCTCCAGGTGCATGCCGCCGGCGAGGACGCGGAAGAGGACCTTCAGGACGCTCTTGTCCGGGGGCCGGCCCACGCCTAGTCGGGCGATGGCATCAGCCTCGGTTCTCGTTATGAGTTCTGGAAGGGTTGGTCGGGTGAAGGGCATGGCTCGATCCTACGCTGTCAGGAGGTGGACTTGCAGTCGGGGGCTGTCGAACGTTCTCGGATCGGACAGGAGGGAGTCCCAAAGGTCCGCTCCCTGGGTGGCGCTTCCCCGGGTCACTTCTACGCGCATCCGGATCCTGTCTGTGTTCAGGCGGGTGACCTCCACCGTGATCTCGTCCGCGATCCCGTCCCGGATCAACCACTCTAGGGCTTCCTCTCCGGTGGCCTGGATCCGAGCCATTACCGGCCCGGTGATCTTCTCGCGGTTGAGCGTCCAGAGCAGGCTGCCCATCCGGGTGTCGTCGAAGCTATCCGCCCACCAACCACGGGGGTCGGTTTCCCCATCCGGCAGGTCCTCGGTCTCCTCTACTCGCCCGTCCGAAAAGAGGGCAACCAGAACCGGGGTGCGTAGCCCGGCGTCGTGCTTGAGGTCGCCGAGTTCCAGCGAGAAGTCCACACCGTCCTCGGTCATATTTAGGTCGATGTCCATGGCTACATTGGCTGGTCCGGAGGGAGGGTGGTCGAGCTTGTTTCTGAATGGGTGTGCCCGTTGTAGGTGTCCCGCATAGCCTGCATCGATCCCGTCGCATCGGATACGTCGATGGTCACCGTTAGGCTGCCGACGATCGTTGTTCCGTTGGGGGCGTTGAGGTTCGCTTGGTCGCAGTCGAGGTTTAGGGTTCCGGCGCTCACCTGCAGTTCTCCGGCGGTGTCCGAGTCGGCCACTTCTATGAAGATGCGCTTTCCCCGTTCGAGGCGGATGCTGGATCCCTGGTCGTCGTAGAGGACTACCTCTCCCTTGCTCACCGTTCCCTTCGGCCGGTGCCGGCGGTCCTCCGTTCCAACCACCACGGGGTGGTCCCGGTTCCCGCCTACGCAAACGAAGACGGCCTCCGGTTGGCCGGCGGCGTCCCCGTCGAGTACTCGGCTTGTGAATCCGTAGGCAAGGATCTGTTGGGCCTGGTCCATGATCTCCCCGTTGAGACCTTCCAGCTGTAGCTCCATCGCTCGCTTGCTGTCGTTGCTCGCGCTTATCACCGCCCGTCCAACTGCTAGGAGGATCCGCTGCCGGAGCGGCTCCATCGCTGTCGTTGCCATTTTGAGAAGGTCCACCATCAGCTATCCTGCTCTCCTAGGAAGTCTGCGAACGGTTCCTCTTTGGGATCCACTTCTGGTTTGGGGTCGTATGCGTCCGGGCGGACCAGCTGCATCTCCGTGAACGTTCCCGACAGGCTACGCCGGAAGCGCAGGTCGTCGATCAGCATCTGTTGGTCGAGGCCCTGGCTCGGGATCGTGCAATGGATCTTCTGGTTCACTCTCCAAATGTCCGAGCCGGCCGTGGGGGTTTTCTTCCAGCCGGCCACCGTAACTTTGAGCTTGGCTGCTCGGGCAGCGCGGATGCTCGCTTCCCATTGGGCTTGCGCTTGAGCGTCCGCTTGCTCGATCTGCCCGGAGGCGATGAGGAGGAGCGGTCGGTCTCTGGATACTGACCCGTCTAGGGCTCGTCCCTCCGCGGTGAGGGCAACGGTTCCCCACCCCTCATCCCCGCCGGCCGATTGACCTCGCACCGTGTAGGTGGAGAACCGGTCGACATGGGTCCAGGTGATGCTGCTCGAAAGTATGTTCCCCTGCTCCCCTTCGATCAGCTCCGTGTCGGACCAGTCGTTGCCGATTCGCGTGAGGCGTAGTGTCCCGTCCCCGAATGCATAGGCCGTGTATCCCTTGAGGCGGGTGATCCGCTCCATCGCTGTCCACGCTCGTTCCCCAGGCTGTAGCTTGAAAACCTTAATGCGGTCTTGCTCCTCATCCCCCAGGTGTCCCTTCGCACTGATCTTGATTCCGAACGGCTTTGCGATCTCCGTCAGGAGGTGGCGCACCGTGGCGTCCCTCCATTCTCCGGGCTCGTTTTGGGCGCTGCAATCCACCAGGGCAGCGGTGTTGTCCCGGCCCGCGAAGGATAGCTTCTTGGTGTCCGCGTCGACCTGACTGTTGAGGCTGTCGATCACCCCGTCCATGATTCCCTTGCCGGCAACCGTTATCTGTACGTCGACCTCGGGGCGCAGGGGCCAGGGCCGGCTATGGGCCGTCTCTATTTTGAAGCTGCCGGCGGCGGTGAACAGGCTCCGGTGCACATCGAGGTTTATCCATTCCGTGAAGACCTCTCCCTCGTACCACGGGTGTCCTTCTCGAATCAGAATCTCGACGTCATCCCCGCGGCGCTCCGCTGAGGATTGTCCTGGGGCTTTGGGCTGGTTACTCACTTAGGACCTCCAGGCCCGTTTGGCCGGGGAGGAACAGCGGGTGGCGTACCCTGTTGCGGTCGACGATCGCCTGCCCTCGAAGGGGGTCGTCGTATAGCCGGCTGGCGAGGACCAGGGCCGGGGTGCTGCCGGGCAGGGTCAATGTCTGCACGCTAGGAAGGTCCTGTCCGAGTCCGGGCACTCCGCTGGCTAGGGCCGATCGGATGTCCTGCAGGGCGGTGTAGGTGTTGTCGTTTGCTCGCTCGAGCAGGCCGTCGATCGCGGTGGCGAGTCGGGCCTGCACCACCAGGGCTTCCTCCAAGCTTTCCCATTCGATTCCGATCGCTGCTCGAACGGCACCGCCGGCGGCGGCCGTCCCCATAAAGTCTGCGATGAGGATGGCGTTGGCGTCCGCGGCCTGATCGGCAACGCTTAGTCCGCCGGTGAGGACCGGTTCGAGACCTATCACCGATTCGTAAGCCGCCAGGGCTCCGAGCGCGTTCCCTACCGCTGCGTCGATGCTGTCTAGAACTCCCGTGAACGTGGCGGCCAGGTTAGCCGGCGCTGCGATCAGACCGGCGAGGGTACTCGTCATGGCGTTGATCTTGAACCCGATCGCTGCAACGTCCGCGGCGAGCCCGGTGAATACATCCAGGCTCTTCATGGCGTTCGATGCAGCGCTGATTCCGGACCCGATAGCGTCACGGACCTGCTGCGCGAATCCCACCGTATTTGCGTTCTCGACCAGGTCGGCGGTCGTGGCCTCTTGTGCTGCGAGTTCAGCCTGCTTTGCTTTGCCGAGTTGGGCTCCGTTAGAGACCGGCGGGCCGGGCTCCCTGCCGGCCTCGACGAAGGTCATATCCAGCTTTGCAAATGCCCCGTCCGATTTGGACTCCGTGATCCGGAGGTCCTGTCCCACCACCCGCAGGTCCCCGCGGTAGGGGTGGCGCATTGTGACTCCCACCTTGTGGGGGAAGCCAGGCGGAGGGCTTTCGAACTTCTTGATCAGTCGGTTCAGTTGTTTCGCGTAGTCGTCCCCTACCAGGTACCCGCTGATTCGATAGGTGCGGACCTTCCTGCCGAGCCATTCAATCAGAGGCTCGTTGCGTTGCGGGTAGCTATGGATTGCTGTCCTGTTGCCGCCATCGAACTCTGCCGAGTCCACGAAGAAGTCCACCCCGCGGAAGTTCGCTCGCTGTAGGTTGTCCTTCCAACTCATACCGCTCCTCCCATGGCGTAGCCGAGCGATAGCTCTACTTCCTCATCGAGTTGGTCCGTGGTCACCTGGGTTCCGGGTGCGATGTCCCGCATGGAGATTTCGAGCTTGGATTGCTTGGTGTGGGTTGTGCTTCCTCCACCGGCTACGCCAACGATTTGGCTGGCCGATAGCGCAGCGGGGTCGGCTCCTGCCGCTGGTCCGTCACCCTCGTATCCGAAGAACCCGGCGACCGCTCTCGTCCCTTCTGCGATCGCTACGAAGAAGCCCTCGATCTCGTTCCAGACCATATTGACCAGCTTTAGGATTCCATTCCAAACTGCATCCATGACATCCCGCACCGTCTCGCTGTTTTTGTAGAGGAGCACGAGCGCGGCGATCAGCGCGAGGACCCCTGCAACGATTAGCCCGACCGGGTTGGCGAGCATGGCAACGGTCATGGCCGTGATCGCTGGAACCACCGTTCCCGTGATCATGGTGGCGACCGCACCGAATACGGGGATGGCTACCGTGGTCATGAAACTCATCAGGCCGGCAAGCCCTAGCCCGATCTGGCCGGCGATAAGTAGCACCGGGCCGAGGGCCGCGGCGAGGCCGATGGCGACCACTCCCCACTTGATCCACTTCGGATTCATGAGCGTGATCTGGTCGACCAGGAAGGTTGCGAAGGTGACCATCTCTTTGAACCAATCCGAGAGGCCGGAGTCGGCGGCGGCCTGCCCTGCACCCGATAGGGCCGAGCCTAGCATCTTGAGCTTTCCACCGATCCCTTGGGTACGCAGGCCGGCGATCTTGGCCGTCACTCCGTTCTGCTGGTATGTCGAAGTCAGCTCCCTCATTTTCTCCGATCCGGCGGCGGCCACCTTCAGGAAGTTGGGGCCGGCCTTCTCGCCGAAGATGGTGAACAGCTGCGACGGCCTCGCCCCTTCAAGCTTGTCGAGGGCGTTCGCCATTCCGAGGAACTTCTCTTCCCCGTCGTCCGAGAAGAAGTCGGATTGGACCAGCTTCAGTTCCTTGAATACGTCCCGTGCATCGGTGGCCGGGGAGACCAGTCGAACGATGGCCTGCCGGAGCGCCGTTCCGCCGGCGGCCCCTCGGGTACCCTGCTCGGCCAGGAGGGCGAAGACCGCGGCGGTCTCTTCCATCTCCATTCCAAACATCGAGGCGGTGGATCCGCCGGCACCGAAGGCATCGATCAGCTCGCTGGTTTCTACCGTCGCCGACTTGGCCGCGAGCGTGAGCATATCCGTGACGCGAACCAGCGCCGGCTGCCCGCGGACCAGGTCTTGCACTTTAAGGTTCTGGCCCTTCAGAACGTCGAGCGCACCTTTGGCTGCTTCGGCGAAGTCCGTTTCGCTTGATGATGCGAAGTCCAGGATTTGGGGCGTGGCCGTTAGCACCTGGTTGAGGTCCAAGCCCGCCTTTGTGAGCGTGACCTGCCCGGCTGCTACCTGGTTCGTGTAGAAGACCGTGGACTTGCCGAGCGCGATCGCTTGATCCCGCAACGGCTTTAGTCCCTCGGCCGTCTTATCGGTGAGGCCCTGCAGGGTGATCATCTGCTCTTCGAGCAAACCCGCCCCGTTGATTACCGCCTTCCCCATCTCCATCGCAGGCTTGGAAACGTTGGTGGTGAGGGCCTTGCCCACCTTCGTTGCCTTCTTACCGAAGCTGGTAAGCTTCCCCTCCATTTTGGTGAGCGGACCCGTCAGGCGGTCGATCGCACCAACGATGATTGAGAGGGGGAAGGCGGGGGTCACTGGGGCTCCTGGTTAACGGGGTTGGTTTAGTTTTCGAAGCCGATCCAGCTCTGCGAGCCGTTCGTACCAATCGTGGATTTGTCGGCCGGTTAATTCCTCGAGGACGTCGGGCGTCCAATGCAGGCGATCGGCGAGGCCGGCAAGGGCTAGTCCTCCGTTCCTTGGATACGTCCCAAAAAAGCGTTCACCACATCCATCACATTCCGGATGTCCTCCGGGCCGAGGTCGTCGATGATCCCATCCGGAACTGCTGCCATCCCCTGTCCGATCTCTAGGAGGTTTCCGATCGTGATCTGCCGGGGGTCACCCGGTAGTGATCGCATATGCCTGCCTCGAAGCGGCTGCATCTCTAACTCCGTCCAGGTGGTATTGCCGTGGGTGATCGGTGTGACCAGTTGTAGGGTGATCGCCCGGTCGGCGGCGGATGCCGCTTCGGCTCGTTCGTGAACGGAGAGGTCGGTTTGCTTGTCTGCTTTGGGATCCTGGGGGGCCATCGCTATTCCTTGGTGTGGTGGTTGTGGTGGTGGTGAGGTGGGTGAGGTTGGTCAGGCTCCGGCTATGCCAGGTCTGCACCAACTCCTTCGAATGAGACCGTGATCTCCCCTTCCTCCGTGCTGAGGTCTAGCTCGGCTGTCTGCCAGGCTTCTCGCAGCGTTGCGACTCGGCCGTCTGCTAACTCCACGGTTACCGTGGCGTTGGCGATGGCGGCCAATTCGCTGAGGGGGAAGTTCGTGCTGTCGTGGGTGATGGCCCCTTCGATCTTTGCGATCTGGGGCATGGACTTAGGCCCGTGGACACCATCGTGCCCAAGGACCATCTCGTTCTTGCTGAAGCCTAGGTTGATCGTGAAGGCCCCTTTGGCTTTCAGCTGCTTACCGTTGACCCGAACGAAAATTGTGCCGCCGACTAGGTTTGCCATTTGTGTTGCTCCGTTAGAGGAGGAATCCGATTTGGACTCCGAAGACCCTTGCCCCGTTTACGAGGTCGGGCGGTAGTAGGAAGTCGAGGCGGTTGGGATCTTGGAGGTTGCGCTCCACGATCAGGTCCTCCACGAATTGGTCGATGCCTTCAACGAGCCCTAGCTGCTCCCAGCCGCGGGCGATGTTGATGGCTTCTGCTCGTCCTAGCTTCGGCGTGAGGATCGCTTGTCCTGGACCGAACTTCGTGCCGTCGCCGGCGAGTTTGTGCCGCGGGTACTTGTTCAGGATCTGGACCCGGAAGTCGTAGCGCAGGTACTCGAGCGTCAGCGGTGTCTCGATATCCAGGAAGGCCGTGCTCGGTGCACCAGCTTCGTTGGTCTGGAATGATGTGATCTGTCGTTCGATCCGTACCGTCCCGTCTTGCGAAACGGTGTGGGTGGCGATCCCGTCGTTGAGCAGGAGGTCCCGCTCTACCAGGGTGAAGCGATCGGCTTCGGCTGGGGCGAGGATCCCTTTCAGCGGTAGGGTTTGAAGAGGTCGGGCGGGGTCGTTCCTTGCGGATTCAACCACCGCACCGGCGGTTGCTGCGGCCCATTCGTAAGTCGGGCTCGGGGACCGGTAGGAACCGCAATAGCTGGTTCGCTTCTGGTTCAGCCCACTTCCGAACGTCAGGAGGTTTGCGTGCGTATCGGTCTTGCCCATGATGACCACCCCGCCCATTTGACGGAGGGATCCTGCCCGGTCATCTAGCTCGGTGCTGAGGAGCGCGATGTTGGCGCTGTCGTTGTATCCCAAGGCCCACACCGTGTAGTGGGTGTCGCCTAGGACCGGCCAAACCAAACTTAGGGCGGGGTCGGTGGCACCGGTGACTCCGGTCGCAATTGCGATCGAGATTCCCGCGGGCATCTCTTCGCCGGCGTAGTAGTTCAATCGGACGTCGATCCCGTTAGCTACGGTTCCGGCGTTCTTGGCTGTCAGCGTAGCAACCACCGTGGCGGTGTTGACCGTGAACGGGATCTCGTCCACGATGGCGGTGACCGCAGTGTCGATCGCTGAGGCTACCGTAGCGGCCGCATCGTTAACCGCTACCGGCACCGTCACCCTGTACCCGCCGATGTAGAGAGCGAAGCTCCCGGCCTCGGTCGCCGTTCCGGACACCGTCAGTGTCTGTGTTCCGTTGGTACCGGATCCGTTGTCGTCCTGCAGGACGAACGTGGTTTTAGTGAGGCGGTTATTTTGGAACAGCGCCTTTGCCATCATGTGGGCTTGGCTACCTGCACCAGCCTTCTTGCGGACCTGGTCAACGGTCGTGGCGACAAACGGTACCAGCTCGGCTTGGGTGCCGGCGGCGATCCGCTGTCCAATCACCAGGACTTCGTGCGGCATAAGGGTCGGGCCCTGCAGCGCTCTTGAGTCGTCGAATTCTACTGCGACGAACGGTACTCGGATCCCAGAGGGGACGTCGGAAAAGCTGATTGCCATGGTCTAGTTCTCCTGGCCCTCATCGAGGGTGGCGGTTCGCCGGGTGCGGCGGGTGGGTGTGGTCTTGGTGGTGGGTGCCGGCTCCGGTACTAGCTCGATCGCGCCGTCTCTGAGGCGGGTCATCCAGTACTGGGTTTCTGGTACGTCCTCACCCTCGGGCTTGAGCACTGCTCCACCTGGGTGGCGAACGAGAACGGTGGTTCGCTTACTTGCTTCCCCGGGGAGGGCTGCTCGCTCGTCGGGCGCTAACGTTCTTGCTTTGACTTTCATTTTGCTGGGTTCCGTTGGTGTTGAGTCTATTCCTGCGGAGGCCGTATGTCATCGGTTGCGTCTACGTCGGCGTCCCCAACGAGGTTCCACACCACCGAGCCCAGCTCGAAGGGTGTGATGTCCATGACCAGGTCGGCTTCATCGATCTCGGTAACGTAGGCCATGGTCCAGGTGATTTGGGAGCCGGCCTCCTGCCGGGCTCCCTCGCCGGAGGTATCCATGCTCGTTCTCTGGAGACCGCTCTTGTCCGGGTTGAACTTGAAGGGGCTGTCGATCCCTTGGTCCGTGGCGAGGATCATGGCCTGCACCAACTCGATTTGGACTCCGTGCAGGACTCGCTCCACCTGGCTCGCGATCATATCGGCGAGGTCCATCGGGTTGGCATCCCCTTCGGTCCCCTCAGCGTACACCTCGATTTCGAGGGATAGCTCCCGTTCGTAGGCGATGGGGGCCACCTGGAATTTGCGGGCGGTTTCCTCCTTGGTGTAGACCAGGAGGCACGGCTGCTCATCTCGGTGTGGGGGGGTCGACCGGTTGTCGTAGACCCGGCAGCCGCAGAGGGTGTGGTCCTTTAGGTTGGCGACCACATGCTTCCGGATCGCCATGCGTATCGAGGGCTCGGGCTGGTAGCGTTCCGTTTCGAGGGTGGTTGGACTCATCCCGCGATCTGCTCCTGCAGGAACAGCTTTGCCATCCCCTCTCCGTCGTTTTGAACCGATACCACCCGGTAGCGGATCGTGGTGCGTACCAGGACCAGCCGGTCTCCCAGGCCGCCCGGAAGGGCGCTAGGCGATTGGGCTAGGTCGCTGAGTTGAATGTCGAGGGTCGGCTGCTCGCTTGTCACCTCCATCTCCGCGGACACGTCGATGCCAACGAACGGCTCGCGGAAGATACCGAGAACGGTAATTTCCGCGAGCCCTTGCGGGGTGTAGAGGACCTCTTCCTTGTAGGTCCTCTTGGCCGTCCCCTGTAGGTTGGCCGTGAGTTCTCGCCAGCCCATGGATCGGCTTTAGCTTGCCAGGCTTAGGCTACGACTTTGTCGACGCCGAGTCGCAGCTCGACCGTGAGAACGCCACTTCCGGAAGCCTTCCAGGCCACTCCGGCATAGGTGTTTCCCGTATTGACCGGGGTGACTTGTGCGGCGGATACGTCCCAGTAGAGCGTGTCGCCTTGTGCCACGGCTGTCGTGATGCAGACCACTTCGAATACGCCTACCGTAGCCGCAACTCCTTGTGCTCCGTTGGCGATGTCGTCGACGCAGATGCCGAGGAGCAGGTCTCCGATGAGGACTGGATCGCCGGAGGAGAGCGCGGCCCCTGCGGTGAATTCGATTGTGTTTCCGTCGCCTTTTGCGTTCTTCATTGTGTCTTGGTGGGTTGGTCGTTGGGGTGGGGCAGAACCCGTGGTGGTCCTGCCCCGGGGAGGCTAGGGG